CCCTCCGTGATTCGTGCGCTGCGCTTGCGGTTCCGGCGTCGCCCATGACGTTTGCGTTTTTCACCGCTCGGTTTGCCTGTTTCTCAATCGAAAGCATGTATTTTTTCATCTTCCCGACTGACAATCCCCAAGGCTGAACCTTGCCCGCCAGCCCTTTTGCGACATGCGCCCCAAGTTCCATGATAGCCTTTTCGCCATCGCTGTTTTTCTTGGCGACGTATCGGGAAATCTCCGCGTCAAGCAGCCGCTTCGACGCCGGGTCTATCTTCAATTCAATCATCGCGCTTCGTTCGTTGCCGCCAGCGCGAAATGCACGGCGATATTTCCCACGGTAACGTCGGCAATGCGGTAGTTGCGCCCGGAAATGACGCACCGCTTTTCTAGGAGTGAATAAGGGCTGGAAACGTCGCCGGGTTGCGCTGTCACCGTCGCTTGAATGTCACCTTCCAAGCCTCCCAATGCTCCCTCCTGCCCCTCACGCGCATCATTGAACACAACCGCGAATGATTGCCCCGCGCATGTCATGGTGACGGTGCCAAACGTCGTGTCTAGCTCGTCATTGCCGCCTAAAAGGAAATCGTCTAAAGCCCCCATGCAATACGGGCGGGGTCAAAAACAAAACCGCCGCCCGGTTTCCCAGACGGCGGCTTCGCCAATGAATACGACGCAAGAAAGTTAGACGATGATCCCAAGTTCGGCAAGTTTTTCCTTGGCCTCCTTCACTTCGGCCTTCCGCCCGTCGCCAGCGGCGAGGGCTTTGAGGGCTTCGATGTCGGGAGCGTCCGCTTCGCCCGATTGCTCGGGTTCGTCGGCTGGCTCGGTTGGCGCTTCCGGTTCCGGGGCTGGCGCGGCTGGGGATTCCCGGCCCTCTTTGAAGGTTTTGCGCTTTGACCTGCCAACGGCAGATTCAAAGACCTCCAAAACGTCAAACCCATCGCCGTCAGACAGTTTGAACTTGCTGCGGATGGTTCGCGGGTCGCCCTCTTCGATGAGTTGGCGTTTCCCGTTTTTGGTTCCGATATATAGTGCGACTTGTGCCATGATGGTTCTGGTTAGGGCGGCGGATGTTTCGCCGCCGCCCGGTTAGAGTTAGGCGGAGACGAGGCGCTTGAGTCCAGCGGCGATACCAACGGTTTTCCCGTAGATGGCCTCCATGACCATCCGGCGGGTTCCGCTGTTTTCGTCATACCAATCGCGCAGGCCAAGCGTAATCCCACCTTCACCGACGATAGGCTCGGCGCGGGTGTATTTGTGACCGGACTGCGGGGCATTGTAGCGGAAGGCGGCGAGGATTGCGGCGGGGTCGCAAGCGAATCCAACAAGGTTTTCCGAGTTGGCGGGGATGATGTTCGACTTGATGACCCGGAAGCCGTGAAGCATTGGGACATCACCTGACATGATGGCGTTGTAGCCGTAACCGGAGGTGTCCTTGATTGCACCGGATTTGCGAAGGGCGGCGATGTAGCCGTTAGACAGCATCAGCACGCGGTTTTCTTCGGGGATGTCGGCGTCATCGCAAGCCTTGGCGATGTCAGCGACATCGTCCTCGTCGAACGTTGAAGCGGCTCCGGTAAAGGCGGCGGCTCCGTAGTTGGTGTTCGTAACAAGCCCCAGAATGTCCTGCATGATGGACTTGGCGAGGGCATTGCCCTTGCGGAATCCGAAAAGCTCGATAGAGATGCCGGAAGCGCGGGCGACCTCAACATCGTCTAGGCTCCACGAAACGTATTTCGGCGTCCCAAGTTCGATGTCAACCTTGTCAGCGTCACAATCTTGGATGGTGTAAGCACCACCAATGGATTTGGTCTGCACCGCGTCGATTGCGGTAGCGTCACGAATCACTTTGATGGTGTCGCCGGGACGGGCTGCGTCTGCGGAGAAGGAAGTGCTGAGCGCGGCAAGCGGCGCGATAACCGAGGTATACCCCCGGATGAAGTTGCGGGCAATGATTTCGTCATTTACCCCGTTGGATGCGAAGTCGGCGTTGGCCATGGTAGTAGTTAGTTAGGAGTGGAGTTTGTGGTGATTGGTTATTTTCCGGCGCGGATTGCTTCCTCATTCTCATTCCAGAATTTGGAGGCGGCGACGGGATCGGCGGATTGAAGTTCGCGGTATTGCTCGAAAAGCGTTTTGCCGTTATTGTCGATTTTCGCTTCGGCGGTAGCTACGGGCGCGGGATGCCCGGTTGCCGCAAGCTGGCGGGAGGCTTCGATGCTGATTTTCTCGGCGGTCAAAGTTGCCTTTTCGGTTAGGTCGGCAATGGCCAAATCCTTTTCCGCGAGCTTGGCGGTGAAGTCGTCAATCTTGACAGTTAGATCGGTGATCTTCAAATCCTTTGCGGCGATTTCGCCAGCGAGGTTTTGAAGCTCGTCAATCTTCGCTTGCGCGGTGGCGAGGGATTCGCGGAGGGTCGCGTTTTCTGCAACCTCGGCCTCTAGCTTTTCAGCTTCGACGTTGCCCGGAAAGAGTTTGGCTAGAATGCTCATCGCTTTTGCGGGCGTGTCAAATTTCACAATCGAATCCGCGAAACCGCGCTCAACCGCTTCCTTCGCTCCCATCCATGTTTCCGCTTTCATAAGCTCCCGCATCTCCTCGGGCTTGGCCTTGGTTCGCTTGGCATAAATGGCGGCGATTTCCTCACTGATTTCTTCCAGATTCTTCGCGGCTCGGGCGTGATCGGCGGCGTTTCCGGCAACGACTTGCGCGGCTTCGTGAATCATAATCCGCCCGCCTTCGACGATCTTCACCTCATCCGCCGCCATAAGAATCACGCTGCCCATGGATGCGGCTAGGGTGTTGACGGTGGCGACAACTTTGACGCCACGCGAACGCATGCCCATCAAAGCGTTGTAGATTCGGTAGCCATCAAGAACGCTGCCACCCGGCGAATTGATCTCAATTTCCAGCGTCTCCAGCGCGTCATCTGCGGACGCCGTGAAGCCTCCAACGGTCATGTTTTCCGCGACGGCTTTGTTTCCATAGCTTCGCTCAATGTCGCCAATCAAATCATCGGCAGACCATGGGGTGACGGCATCGTTTAGGCGCACTTTCGCGGCTCGGTTTTCAATCGTTAGAAGTTTCATCGTTTGAAGTAGTTTCGGTGGTTTGCTGCTCGTTTGGCGTGAACATCACAAGCTCACGCGGGTTGATTTCGACGCCGTATTTGTCTTTCATTTCTTGAATCAGGATCATGCGTTGCGCGGCTTCCTCCGCTTTGGCGCGCATTACGTCTTTGTATTCGCGCCCCATTGCGGCGGTGATGTCGCTGCCGCTCTTGAATCCCATCTTGTAGGATTCGACTAGCTCCTTCATCACCCGCCCGTCGTCAATGGTGAGCTTCGCGGGTTTGGAGAATCCCCATCGCCACCAATCGGCAGATGATCGAAGTTCTTGGCGTTTTTGTTGAACGGCAACGGCGTAGGAAATGAGACGTTTGGCAGCGTATTCAAGAATGTCCTGCCTGTCCTCAACGGCGCGTTGAGCTTTGCCAAGGTCAGACCTTTCGGCGGTTCCTTGCCCCGTTGCTTTCCATGACATCGAGTAAGGCCAGTTAATTCCGGCAAGCGCGGAACGAATGATCCGATCTTGGAAATTCTCCCACACTTCGCCGGGGCGGTCGCTCTTAAGCGTTTCAATTTTTCCGCCGCTGTTAGCCCGAAAATACCGAATGCTTCCACCGTCGAGCTTTTCGATGGTCATGCCCTTTCCGGTTGCTACGTCGCCGATCAAATCGTTAGACGGATCATCCAGATCAGGCCCGCCGTTTTCGTTGTATTCGATGATGCCGATACTCGAAAGCATCATCTGCGCCATGCGTTCCCATTCGTGGGATTGCGCCATGTCGCGGAGGTCGTTGAGGGCATGGGTGAAAGCTGGCAACCCGCGCCCCTGCTCCTGCCACTGCGGGTCGTAAAGATGGATCATGTTCGCCGCTTGAATCCACTCTTTGCCCTTTCCGTCGTCATCGACTAGGCGATACCACAGCGGCGCTCCTTGTGGGTTGTAGACGACTCCATCACGCAACACGCCGCCCTTGGTTTTGCCTTCCGTCTCATCCGATCCGGTGGCGATTTGATGCGCTGGAATGTGTTGGTAACGAGGGTATCCGTCGTCTGTTTTTGTTAGAAGAATAAATGCCTCTCCGTCTCGATCAATAGCGACGGATGCGAGGAAAAGCGAAGTAACAAAATCATTCATTCCGCCGCGAACGTCACCGATTCCATACCACTGGTTCACAAGCCAATCCTTTGCTTGCGCGCCAAACTCGGTATCCGATCCAAGGAAATCCGGCTGCCACGCCCTGCCAACGGAATACATGGCCTTCTGGTCAATCGCGCCCCGTGCGACTCCGATGTTGATATACATGCGGCGACTTGCCGAAAGCAGCGTTTTTCGATCATAACTCGGGATGAGCTTGTCGATGTTCCGCAGTTGGACGGGCTCCCACGGGCGGCTTCCATTATACCGCTCGGCAGACCTCGCCGCCTTGTATTGGTAAGGACTTCCGAACTCGTTTAGAATCGCCATCAACCTTGGCGGGTGTCAAAAGTAAGCGCGTGATCGAGCGCCGGGGAAGAATCCGGCAACAAGGGCGCTTTTCGCGTAATCCAGCACCTCGATGCGTTCCATTGGGTTCTGAACGATCATCTTTTGCATTTGCACGCCGTTCTTGCTGCCGCTCATAATGGCGTCGAGCTTGCCGCTGGCGCTGAATCCATCTTCAACCGCCGCATCAAACCATGTGGTTATTTGCGCTGTCCGCTCGGCATCTCCAAACGCCCACTTGAAGAGCATTCGCGCCTGATCCCGTTTATTCGCCGCCATGCTTTGTGGCGGGT